TCCCCTCTCCTATGTAATTTATTCTATCTTCTCTTGTTATTGCTTGGTATTTAAATCTTTCTTTTACTATCCAATGTACTAATGCTATGTTTTCTTCTGCTAATTGATTTTTCTTTTCTATATCCATTTTAATTTCCCCCTATTGTATTTATTTTAAATCCCTAAGTACTTCTTTATTACCTGTATAGCCTCTCCTGCGCTATAACACACTTTTACTTCATATCCCTGCTCCATTAATGCTCTAATCCATTTCTTTTGATTTATTCATTTTTTCTTTTCGCCCCTTTCACATAGAAATTAATTCTACAGTATAAACTTTACTTGCCCCCCTACCTTGTTTGCAAAATGTATATCCTTCATTTTCGGATATATACTCTGCTGTTTTAGCTTTCTTCGGTAATATACTGTAATATCTTATATAAGCTTCTCTTATTTGTTCTTTCTTAATAGTGATATTATTTTCTACTAAGAATTTAAAGAATGATTCTTTACTATCAAAATCTTCTACCTTTCCTACTATATTTGTTATATTTCCTTTACTATCTCTAAATCCTCTAAGCTTATTTTCAAATATAGTAGCATCAAAAGGGTATGTCATCATCATCTATAGCTTGAAATCCATTTGGATCTAATCCTGGTGTTGGTTCAAAACTTGGATTATCTTGTGGGTTAGTTTTATAGTCTAAAGCTTGTACACTTCCTGTGCTAACTTTTGTAAAACTTCTATTTTCCCCTGCTTGAGTTTTATATCTATCTACTTTAATTCTTCCTTGAATTGCAATTAATCTTCCTTTTGTTATATAATTGGCACAAAATTCAGCTGCTTTTCCTATTACTTCTACTGGTATAAAGTCTACTTCTCTAGTTCCATCCTTTTTTGTATAATCTCTATTTATTGCAATTGTGAATGTTGCAACTGCTGTTCCAGTTCCAGGAATATATCTTAACTCTGGGTCTTTTGTTAGTCTCCCTACTAAACTTACACTATTCATTATCTATTCCCCTCTTTTTCTTTAAATTTTCTTGTTTCTTCTTCTAAATATCTGTCTATACATTCTATTTGCTTATTTGTTGTATGAATGTAATTCCATGTTGCTCCAGCTGTAAAACCTGTGCTAAATACAACCGAAATTCCTATTAGAATTAATATTATTTTTATCATTGTCTCCCCTCCTTATTTAATAATTTCCATTCTTCTGGTATAGTTTGATAAACACATGCACCTAATATCTTTTTAATTTCACATTCTTTGCAGTCTTCTTCTTTATTACAAATATTTTTTAAATGCATTAATGCTTCTAATGTATTTATTTTATTCTCTTTATTTACCTTCAAATTTCCACCCTCTTTTCTTTAATTTTTCTATATGTTTTTTTAAACCTTCTGACATAAATTCTAATAAACCTAATCTATATAAAATATTTACAACAACTTGTATAACATCATAACTTTCTTCTATTACTTCATCTAGTATAATTTCTTCTTTTCCTCTATATTTATCTATAGCTACTAACAATTCTTCTGTTTCTTCTTTTAATTTATCTAGTTCTTCTTGAAACTCATAATTTCTTGTATCTAGAATAGGAAAAGTAAATTTATTTATAGTGTCAGCACAATCTCCACATAATTCTATATCATCATATATTAGTTCTCCTTTATATGTTTTTATTGTTATATTGTATTTATCTTTTTCTTCTATTTCTTTTTGGCATTTATCACAATAATGTTTAATTATTTTTCTCCTCCTAAAAATTTATATTCATTTTTTATTTCTTCCATTTTAAGTTTTATAGCCATCTGTATAGCTTCTCTTATTGTTAATTTATATGTATATCCACATTTATTTTCCATTGCATAAAGTTCTTTTGCATTTTGTACAATTTCTTCTAAATGCTCTATTATCATTTCATTTTCTTCATTATCTTTATTTATAATCCATTTTCTTTTTCTCGGAAGATAATACTCATTATTATTTCTTAAAAACTCACCAACTCTACTTGGGTCTAGTTTCATTTTTTTACATCCTTCTGTTAATGTTTTGTAGCTATGTATTTTCCCTTCTTTACAGAAATCAACTACTATGAAACTTTTTCCTTCTCTTCTTGATTTCTTTGTTTTTATATCTTGTTTTTCTAACTTAGCTTTATCAATTTCTTCTCTTTCTTTTAAGGCATTCTCAATTATATGCTTTTTTAAACTTTCTCTTTGTGATTTATTTTCAAATTTAAAGCAGTATTGGTCTAATTTAGACTCAATATGTAAATTTAAATCTTTATCATTTTTTATATATCTTTTCTTTATAAGATCACCTGTAATTTCTTTAACAGCTTCATACATTTTTACTCCCCCCTTATCTCCCTCTAATCTTGAAAATATCTAGATTAGAGGGTATTATATCTGGCTTAAATATCTATCTTTAATTGTTTATTTTTTTTTGACTGCTCTTTTAAAAGTTTTTCCAGTATCCTTTTTTGCCCTTTCCCTGTTACTTTTGTTGTATAATATGTAAATGTTCCTGATTGATTTGTAATCATTCCTTCTTGCACTTCTAAATATCCTCTATCCAATGCATATTGTTTCGGCTCTGTTCCTTTATTATGTACCCATCCCCACTCTCTAAGCTTTTCATATAATCTTCTTTCTCCAATCAAAATTTTACTATCTGATTTTGATATTATCTTAGCAACTTCTCTAACTAATAATGAATTCTTAGATGCTGCTATTTGATTTATAAATCTATTTTTATCTTCTAGTTCCTTTGTCTTAGCTTCTAATTCCTTATTTTTATTATCTATTGTCTTTTGTGCTACTAATAAAGCTTTTGCCATTATAGTTGCATCA